CTCACGTCGCAAATCTCTGCGCCAAAACCGGTCAAAAATTGGCACGACACATGCAAACCAGGAGAATTGATCATGATATCAGAATTCCCACCGCCGCGACCACCGCCACTTCCACCTCACGTGGAGCTCGAGCGCATAGCGAATCGACTCGCCATGATGGACACGATCGAGCTGGTCGCCGTCATCATGGAGACGATCGAGATGATCTCGCGTCAGGACAGGAGTCGAGGTCGCAGGATCAGGAACGCAATTGCGCGATTGATTGCGTCCGTTCTCACAGCTAGCCAGGAGGACTGATCATGGCACCTATAGCATCTCCAACCGCGGATCAAATCTATGATCTTGAACAGGGCATCCGGATCAAACCAAACCAAGTTGTCGCTCGTATGTACCAGGTTGCTAATCGTGTCTGCAATCATTTCGCGATCAGGCCGAGGCCTGCATATCATCCTGCCGGAGAAGGCACGATGATGGAGAGCTTCATTCTTGACCACATCCCGAGTGGATTGAAGCTTCTCGGAAACGACTACGGAGTGACATCATATGATGAATGTGAGGCATTCGCAAAGATGATCGCAAGTGCACCAGTTGACTGGTCGGAGAAAAGACCGCGCATGAGCAATGCCGTGCAGAATTATTTCCGACACGTGCACGATGTTTACAGAGAGTGCAAAGTCGTCACGTGGGACGAGTTTCATTCCAAGGTGAGTTCAGATGCAGAAACAGAATGACCAACCGAAGCGCGGACGCGGGCGACCGCTGAAGGAACCTGTGCAGCCTCCGAGGCCAGGCACGGTCGACTCACTCGAGGCGATCGAGAAGAGGATCCACGTCCGAACCCTGTCCTACATTCACGCTTCGAGTCAGCGCCGCAAGATGGACGAGAACGTTCGGGCCGACTTGTGCCGACAGACCGCGATGCTGTACGAGCACGTCTACCGACTCACCATGGAAAAGCTCATGGGCCGAGCTCGCGGTGAAGAGCTCAAGACGCTTCCGAGCCTGCGTGGCGAGTTCAGACGCTTGGTGATTCAGCTTTCGTTGGCCGATGGCGTCGATGTCGAAGACGAGCTGGAGGAGTTGTGATGTCTTGGGTGATCAACGCAGAAGAAGCGAAGAAGATCGCAGATACCGTCAAAGTGCGTGAGGAAAAATACGAAGTCAGTTCATGGATCTGGAAGAAGATTCGGTCAGAGGCATCACGAGGAAATCACAGGTGCACATTCGACGGATTCAGAGGTGATGACGCCGACAAGTTAGCCGAATGCCTGCGTGGACTTGGTTTCGAGGTCGATGTGGTTCCATGGGACGGAGATCGTTTATGGTGGAATACCATCATCGTGAAATGGGAGTTGTGATGTTCGAGCACATTTGTGGACTGCAAGGATACGATCCCATGATCGATCCATGTCCTGGTTGCCTAGAGCGAGCTCGCCGGGCGGAGAGTGACAGAAAGCGTGCAGAGGATGACAAGGAGCCGATGAACTTCGACGTGCAGACGCTTCTCGACGATGGAGCCGAACGTATGTTCACCCAACATGGTCGCGATCGAGTGAAGGCGGAACGCACAAACACTGGGCGCCCAAGCTTCCGCGAGATCTACATGCGCATGGCCCACGAGTTCGCTCGTCGCTCGACATGCAAGCGCCTCCAGGTCGGCACCGTGATCACGTCGGTCGACTTCCGCAAGGTGCTCGCGGTCGGCTACAACGGCAACGCCTCGGGTCTGCCGAATGAGTGCGACCGAGAGGAGCCAGGCAACTGCGGATGTCTGCACTCGGAGGAGAACGCGGTCATCAACTGCGACGCTCCGCGCGAGACCCCGAAGCTCGTCTTCTGCACCCACCTCCCGTGCGTCATGTGCGCCAAGCGTCTCATCAACCTCGGTGGCGTGCGCACGGTCTACTATGCGCAGGACTATCGCAAGCGCGACGCGATCGATCTGTTCGCTCGAGCTGGCATCAACGTCTCACCGATGGGTGTCAAATGAAGATCTTCACGTGGTTGGTGTCGAGGAAGCGATTGGACATCGCCATCGCAGCGCTGCGAGAGATTGCTGATACGTCGCGTGTCCCTGATTGCGGACGCGTTGGTCGAGCTCGAAAAGCCTTGAAGGAAATCCAGTGACAGTCGTCGACGAGAAGATCGCCTTCGCTGAGAAGCACCTCAAGACCAAGGAGGGCGTCAAGTGGAGGCTCAAGGGTCGCGAGTGGATCCGTGACGAGTTCTGGCGCCCAGCTGACGGTTGGAAGCTGTGGCGCCATGATGACGAGGAGCCATGCGATTCGTGCCTCGCCCGTGTCGGTGAGATCATCGATCATCCTGCCGACAACACAACGCTGAAGTGCAAGCAACGCGTCGAGGGCAGGGACGGCGCGACCCGATGCTCAGGTCTGTCGGCAGAACCAATCCTTGTCACGGTGCTCAATCTCGACCGCGGCGACGGCAAGACGACCAACCTTGCAGCCTATTCGCTGGCTACGCTTTACACCCAGAAGAACAAGTGGATGTCAGGTCTCTGGGCGAGCGAGGACCAAGGAACTCGGATCTTCCGCGAGAACTGGGAGACTGCGATCAAGCAGTCCAAAGCTCTGAGCCACCATAAGCGGACCAAGATCCACAACACACCGCCCGTGCTCGACGCCTTGTCGACGCACTCTCGCTTCGAGGTGTTGAGCGCGTCATTCAGGTCAGGCACCGGGGGACGCCGGACTCACATCCTGTTCGACGAGGCTCGAGACATTCCTGCTCGCACTGTGTCTGCTCTCTTGCCTTCGACCAACGCGATGCATGGTGTCGAGTGTCCTGCCGGTCACGTGCAGCTCACACCAGAGGATGTCGAGGCGATGGGTGGTGAGTATCCGAACGAGTGCAATGCGTGCGGTCGCAGGCTCGCTCCGTGGTGGCCGCGCATCATCCTGACAAGCGCAGCAGGCATCGTCTCGGACGACGATCGCGATTTCTTCTACCAGCTCGTCGAACACCTCAAAGCAAACCCGCATCGCAACTACCACCTGTTCACATCGGACTCGTACGCTGGAACGTTGAATCCTCGCAAGTCCGAGAAGGTCACCTCGGCGATCACAGAAGTATTCGGCGTGCTGCCTGCGACGCGAGACTACATCGCTGCCGAGTATGGCAACAAGTGGACACGGTCCGGTGAAGACTTCATGAACGAGGCAGACGTTCGTTTGCGCATGGACCGCAAGATCCGGAACGAGGAAAGCGTCTGCTCTCGGCGCTCGATTGCGTTCCTCGACACGTCGTTGACGGTCGAGAAGACATCGCTGGTCATCATCTCCGAAGACGACACGGTCGAAGGAGCCGGTCTTTGGGAGTACGTCTATCTCAGCCATCTCATGTTCTGGTGGCCGGGCCACGGAGACCACGCGAATTGGAAGCGCATCAAGCCGGAGGTAGTCGAGGAATATCTGCGGAACGTGCTTCCGTTCTTTCCGAATCTCGTCAAGTTCGTGATGGACCGAAAGACTGGCGCACCTCGACGCAAGAAGAATCGTGACATCGAGGAAGCCTGGCCGGTCGAGCTCTATCGCAAGCTGAAGAATGGACAAGAGGCTTGGTGCCGAAGGCTCGAGCCATGGACCGGGACCGAAGAGGACGGTGATGTTGGTTGGGATCTATTCAGGGCACGCATCGCCGAGAAGACGATCGCACTCCAGCATTCGCAGGCGATACTCGACGAGATCAAAGGCGTGACCCTGCTTGTCCCGAAGCAAGGCGACGGTCGACCGAGAGTTGTGGACCGCAATCGTCGCATCATGCACAAGGACATCACGCAATCGATCGCCGACATCTGCTACCTCATCAAGAAGGAACAACGCTTCGGAGGTCGTGGTCCTGTCACCAAGGAACAGGTGGCGAAGCGACTGGCAACAAGTGCACTCAAAGGCGGTACGCGACGGATTGGCAAGATGAGGCTAGGTCCTGACGGTTGGTAATTTTCCACCTTCTTTTCCCTTGTTCTTGCGAAAATAATACACTGAGCGTTTTCCGTTTGCGCGATTCGGTCAGCTCGTGGCACAACTAAATGGATGTCGAACTTCCTCGCAAGCACTGTCCTGGCTGCCGTTGGTTCACCGGCAGCCGGCTACATTGCGTCGAGTGATTTGCCTCCGGTCGAATCGGCGCGCTTCGACAAACCGAAGCGCCGGCGCAGCAGCGGATCTGGATCCACGATAGTCGGCGGATTCATCGACGGATACGACACGAACCGCGAGACCAAGGGAGACAAGTGGTACGGATCGTTCGGCGTCGACGGGATCAGCGCGAAGATGATGCGCAATCCTCACGTGCGCCAATCCGTTGCGTACGTGACGAATCCTCTCACTGCCGCTGACTGGAGATTCAAGTCGGCGAGCAAGGCACCTCGTGACAGGGAGGTGGCCGACTTCTGCACGCATGCGTTCTGCGAGAACTTGCCGTGGGACTCCATCGTCGAGAGGATGATCGGTGACGGCGCGAAGGATGGCTTCTCGGCCTCGGAGATGCTCGACGACAACCGTCCGATTTCTGCTGACCGTTTCCCGTCTCACCCAAGACCAGCTGCTGCTCTCGTTCCGATCGACATCGCCGAGGTCCCCAACAACACGATCCAGCGATGGTACCAGAACGCTGAGAAGCCGACCGAGGTCGATTGGATCGAGCAGTGGCAGCCGTACAGCGATGTTGAGAAGCCGGGGCCCCGACCGATCAAAGCAGACAGAATCGTCCGTCTCACCATCGGTCAGCGCGGAGCTGAGTTCACCGGCTTCCCGATCCTGCGCAGCGCCTACGGTCCGTGGAAGCTTCTCGATGCGGCCGAACTGTTTCGCGCCATTGGTCTCGAGCGGACAGCCGTCGGTAACCCGGTCGCCATCGCGTCCGAGAACGTCGAGTACGGATCGGAGGAGATCGACGCGATCGAAGAGCTCCTGGAGAACATGCGCACCATGGCCAAGGGCGCCATGGTCCTCCCGGGCGGCTACAAGATCGAGTGGAGCGGCGCTGGCGAGAACGACATCGGGAATCTGAACATCGCCATCGAGGCGTTCAAGACGGACATCGCCGTCAACGTCACGGCAGGATTCACTCGACTTGGACTCACCGGACCAGGGTCGTACGCTCTCGCGAACACCGCAGCTGGTCAGTATCACCTCGCCACGGTAGGGTGGGCCAAACTGCTTGCCCGATCGTTCAACCTCGGCGTGGACGGATGGTCGCCGGTGCGCCGCATCGTCGAGGCGAACTATGGCGTTGGCACTCCGCTGCCGACGCTCATGGCATACAACCTCCCGACGCGCGACATCGAGAAGGTTCTGAGCTTGACCTACAAGGGCGTGTCGGCTCGCGTTATCACGCCGGACGACGCACTCGAGGAAGAGACCCGCGGGATGCTCCAGATCGGGCCGCATGATCCAGCGACGGCGCGAAAGAGTTCTGCGCCTCCTGTGTTCGGTCAATCTCCACGTGCACCGGGCGGTGATGAAGAGCCGGACGATGGCGACATGATGGATCAGGTCGAAGAGGAGGATGAGGCATGAACCGGTTTGCGCGCGAACTCACGGCTGTAGCATGGGCGATGCATCCACGTCACCTCGGGGATCTGATCTCTCGCGTCGACGTTCTCACCGACGAGCAGATCGAGAGCAAGGTGCGCGCCATCACTGAGCGCGGTGACCTGCTCGAGCGCGTACGCACCGGGAACGATCCGATGAATCTGAAGCGTCGCGCAGCCGATGTATCCGAGGCAGACCTCGACGTTCGCGACGGCGTAGCTCACATTCCAATCTCTGGACCAATGATGAAACAGGTCCCGTCGATCTTCAATTGGATCGGGATCAAAGCCACTAGCACAGAAGCGGTCAGGGAAGAGCTCGCCGTCGCCGTCGAGAGCGGCATGGTCGACTCGATTGTTCTCGACATCGACTCACCTGGTGGAACCGTGGATGGCACCTCGGCCCTCGCCGCCGATGTTCGCGCAGCCGCGAGTCTCAAGCCTGTGACCGCAGTGGCTCCGGACCTGATGGCGTCGGCTGCGATGTGGGTCGGAGCGCAAGCATCGAAAGTTCACGTGGGCGAAGCCGCCACCGTCGGGTCCATCGGTGTCTATTCCGTCGTCGACGACACCCACCGCAAGCACGAGAAGGCTGGGATCCACACCCACGTTGTGAGTTCTCACGAGCTCAAGGGTGCGTTCGTCGATGGATCTCAGGTCACGCAAGCGCAGCTCGACGATCTCGAGCGCGAGATGAACGAGATCAACGACGTGTTCGTGAGCGCTGTCGCAAGTGGTCGCCGGATGTCGGCCGACAGCGTGCGCGAGCTGGCCACCGGCCAGACATGGATCGGCCAAGGCGCTGTCGATCGAGGTCTCGCCGACAAGGTGGTGGCTGCGTCTGACCTTCCGAGGCGAGAGGCCCAGCCGGAGATCACGTTTGCTGTGCATTCCGTGTCTGCTCCGACATCAGAACAGATCGCGTCGGAATTCAAAAACCGATTCGCAACAATCGCCGCACCCGCGGCGTCAAAGGAGACCCCAATGACCGAGCAAGAACGCAAGGAGCTCGAAGCGCTGCGGGAGAAGAACGCGGCGCTGGAAACCAAGAACGCACAACTGGCCGCCGACGCCAAGGAGGCAGACCTCCGCGCCAAGGCGGCTGATGTCGCGGCGCGCCGGAAGCTGTTGTCCGACTACGCCGATCGCATCGAGCCGGCCATGCAAGCCGACATCGAGGAGTTCGTGCTCGACGAGAAGCGATCTCCGGAGAAGGTCGAGGCGTTCCTGAAGTCTCTCGATCGTGTCGTCCGCGATCGGCGCGAGAGCGTCGTTCCGCAGATGGACGGGACCGGAATCACGCCGGACATGATCAAGAGGCTCGGTCACCGAGCGATGGTTGGCGAGCCGAAGGTCGCTGCTTTCCTTGGTCTCAACGAACGCCGAATGAACGCCATCGACAACCTGGTCGACGGCGCCATGTCGGATGGCACGTTTATGCTGAAGGATGGCTCCAAAGTCACCACGGACCAACTCAAAGCCATGCTCCAGTAATCTGGATGGCAAGGAGGAAAAGACGATGAAGACTCTTCGCAACATCCTGATCCTGGTCATGGCAATGGCTTTCATTTGGGATGCGCACGCGACTGAGCTGAGCGCTGCTCGTGTCACTGATTGTCGCTACACCGGCGTGTCGAAGCGATACCTGATGAAAGCTTCGGACACGATCTACGCCGGCGGCATGGTCATGATCAACAGCTCCGGCACTGCGGAGCCAGCCGCGGCTTCGGCGAGCAATGCAGGAGTCGTCGGCGTGGCCCAGACCACGGTGACCGCTGCGGCCTCAGGGTCGTACTACATCACGGTGACCTCCGGAGTTCTTTGCAAGTTCGCTGGCACCACGCTCGGCCAGGATGACGTTGGCGATGTCGTCTACGCCGAGGATGACCAGACGGTCGACGAGACAGCCGGTTCGAATGAGCCAGTCGCCGGCGTTCTGCTCCAGTACGTGAGCGCGAGCGAAGGCTGGGTGTTGATCGACGCCGGCATCAACACCGGTCGAACCAACGTGGTCGACGACCCTCTGACGCTCACCGGAGATCTGACGGCAGGAGGTGGCGCAGGCGCGGTCACGTTCTCGGACTCTGCGAGCTCCATCGTCGTTCCCGATGACGACTCCACGGCGCTGCTGGTCGGGTCTACCGGCCTGCTCAATGGAATGACGTACGACAGCACGGACGATGCTGAGAACGTCGCCTTCGCGTCTGGCGTAGTCATGAACACCGTGTCGGTCACCGGGGCGACGACTCTGGACAAGTCCGACTGCGGGAAGACGATGATGGTGACGGCAGGGATCGATGCAGCGTCGATCACTCTGCCTGCGACCGTTGACGGGTGCAGGCTGGAATTCATGTACGTCGGTGCCGACGGAGGCGCCCTGCTCGATATCTCACCCAATGCGTCCGATGCTGTGCACGGGTCGTGCACCTTGGCTGCATCTGTTGTGGAGTTCTCCGGTACCGATGATGCGGACATCGGCTTGACGAAGGAGACTGTGAATACGGGCGACACGATCACTCTCATGGGTGACGGCACCGAGGGATGGTACGTCCTCTCCTGCGCCGGCATCTGGGCCAACAACTGATCCCTGACGGGCTGAAAGGAGACACCAATGCAACCCGTTTACACACCGTCCCAGCTCGAGAAGGGATTCCGTGCCCTGTTCATCGAACAGCTCATGATGGAGCCGATGAACTTGGTAGCGGACATCGCCACCATGTTGGACAGCCAGTCCAACGACGAAGACATCGCTTGGCTCGGGGATGTCGGTCCCATCGAGGAGGCCGAGGACGAACTGACGTTCTACGGTCTCAGCGACACCAGCTACAACCTCGAGAACAAGAAGTACTGGGGTGGCCTCGCGATCAAGCGCGACGACCTCAACGATGACAAGGTCGGTGGCCTGCGGATCCGCGTGATGGATCTGGCCCAACGCGCTCGACGCAAGCCGAACGGCTTGCTCATTGATGCGCTGACCAACGGGACAACGGCGACCGACTTCACTGGCGAAGCGTTTTTCACTGCCACGCACACCGCGCGCGGGAAGGCATCGTCGAGCGGTGAGCTGTCGAACCTCATCACCGGAGATGGAACATCGACGGCGAACTGCGCGACAAACATCTCGGAGGCGATCGCAGCTCTGTACAACTACGAGGACGAGGCCGGTGAGATCGCCAACGAGGGCTTCTCGCAGATCTTCATCGTCTACCCGCCGGCTCTGCACAAGCCAATCAGCGAGGCGGTTCGCGCTGGGATCATCAGCAACACGACCAATGTGCAGTTCGGTGATCACAACATCAATCTGATTCAGACTGGGCGACTGACCTCCGACTCGGCAGTCGACTACTACATCGGCATCTCGGACGCTCTGGTCCGCGGTCTTGTTTGGCAGGATCGTGAGCCGGTGACGTTCGAGGCGCAGGAGCAGGGCGACACCGCGTTCCTCAAGGAGGTCTACGCGTACAAGGCTCGGTTCCGCGGCCGCGCCGGCTACGGCCGTTGGCAGCGGTTGGTGAAAATCAACAACACCTGATCCTCCTGGTGCGACCCGGGCGGCATGCTGTCTGTGCCGCCCGGGTCAAGGGGTGCGACATGTTCTTGATCAAATCCAAGGGAATGAAACTCCGGCTCCGCGATCGAGGTCGCGCCGGCGAGCCTATGCTCTCTGTCGGCCCGCTCAAGTGGGTCGCGTTCGATGCGCTGCCGAAGGGCCATGCGGTCGGCGATGACGTTGACATCGAGATTCGAGAGGTCATCGATCTGTCCACGTTTGATGGAGAAATTGAGGGCCTCCCGGGGAAGAAGGCGGATGAGACACCGAACCTCGACAAGATGACACGCACCGAGATCGCCGAGTACGGGAAGTCCATCGGGCTCGAGTTGGACGCCAACGGCAAGAAGGACGATCTGATCGAGTCCGTGCTCTCGCGGCTCGTGGAACTCGACAAGGGTTGATCCGTGGCCTACACGCTCGTCTATACGTCCGTAGATGCTGACATCAAGCCTCGTGTAGCGGGCAGGCCACTCGGTGCAAGCACGGAACCAACAGAGGATGAGGCATCCCAGTGGCTCAAGGAGGCTGAGGTAGCTCTCATCGGCGCCCTGCGCGGAGCTGGGGTGTCCCTGCCTGATGTTGGTGACGACGGCGCCGAGCTGATCAAGGCGTGGGTCGCAGACTACCCTGTCGGCAATCTCAAGATTGCGTGGATCGACGAGGCCGACGAGGGTCGCGAGATGGTCAATCGGTTCTGGGAGAGGCTTAACGAGATCCCAGGCAAGTCCGGTTTCTACGACGCGATGCTGAACGGCGGCTCAACAGGATCGTCGTCGCTGATGACCCGCGGGTATGTGCGCAACAACGACGATGGTAAGAGCATCGCCGATGGAGACTTCGATCCGATGTTCGATCGGGACACGGAGTTCTGACCATGTCGGCGCGCCTCGTAGATCTCGCAGTGGACGCGGTTGCCGACTACGTCGAGAGTAACTACACGACCTACCTGCGCATCGTCGAGACCGAGGTCGGACTTGCGTCTGATGCCTTGACCGACCCGAAGGCGTACGTCCGCGCAGATCTCCCATTCGACAATCGCAACCCTAGGATCGCAATCTTCGAGGAGGATTGGGACTTCGGCGAGGACGACAACGTCGACATCCACGCCGAGGTTGGTGTTGCCATCGTCTGGTCGAGTATCCATGATGCCGGTGACGAGGAAGGCGAGCTGATTGCGAGACGCAATCTCACGGCGCTGATCAAGTGCTTGTGGGCCGACCGCACTCTCGGTGGTACGGTGAAGTCGGTTTTGTTCCGTGACGGATTCTCTGGCGCCGTGTCAGAGGAAGAGCGCACACGCCATATCTTCAAACAGGATCTGGGGATCCTCTTGCAGGAGACCATGTGATGGCAGCTGAAACCGTTCCAACCCATCTGCTCAAGGCTTTCATTCGCGAACAGGCGTCATATGACACGTTCGAGCGGTTCGACCAGTACGATGCAGTCGCTCCGGTCAAGGGAACGTTCGAGCTCGAACCTTCGCAGCAGAACACAGATCTCAACGAGGCTGTCGGGACTGCAAGCTACCAGGGGTCGACGCTATCGAATCGTGGCGTCACGCTTGCATCGTCGTTCAAAGTCAAGCCGAAAAACCCAAGCGACATCGACGCGGATCTGAACCAGTACAACGACGGAAGTGGTACCGTCGTCGTCAAGGCGTACGATGTGAGCGACACCGTCAACGGGCCTGCTGTCGACCTCGCCAGTGCAGACGACCTCGACGCGTTCACGGCTGCGTATCAGTTGCTACCGGATGCCGCGAGCGAAGCCGTTGGAGATGGCTTCATCGTCATGCACTCCAAGCAGTTCTCGTCGATCCAGTTCGACGATCTCTCGACTGGCTCTGGATCCGTGGCGACATGGGGCGGGGATGGCGGCAAATATCAGTACTCGACCGGTGACGGAACATGGTCCGACCTCACCGTCACAGATGGAACCGATGCAACCGCAGGAGATGGACTACAGACCTTGCAACAGGCCGGCTCGATCCTGTTCACGATTCCTGAGGATTGGGCGAGCGTGACCATCGATGGTGATACCGGGTATGCGATCCGTTACTACATCACCGCTGCCCAACTCACCCAGACGGCCCTGATCGACACGACCAACAAGGACGAGCCGTTCGTGGTCGACGTCGACCAGATGGGGCCAGACATCAGAGCTCTCATCAAGGTTTCCATGGGGTGGGAGTCGGTGACCGGTATCACCAAGGTGGATTACAAGTTCTCCGATACCGTCATCCCGAATGGCCTGCAAGCGATGGCAAGCTACGGAGACAGGCTCCAGGAGACAGGATCTGGCTTGTGGGCAACAGAGATGACGGTCAAGATGAACGGCAACGAGGATCCAACCTTCGAGTTCTCGCTGTCCGGCGCCAGGTACGGAAGAGTCGCTCAGGATGTGATCGGATCTGGAGGCATCGCTACGTCTGCGACATCGCTTCCGCTCAACGATGCGAGTCGAGGATCCCTCATCGAGCCTTGTACGATTCAGGTCGGAGACGACACAAACTCCGGAGACGGTTACCTGGTCACGGCTCACAGCGACACATCTGGATCAGCGGACGCAACGATTTCTCCTGGGCTTGCAGGTGCAGGGGAAAGCGCCGGAGAGGCCATCAAGGCCTTGGCGCCATCTCAGGACCATGGCGGAACAGTTCTCGATGGAGTGAGCACGTCGATGACGATCGACGGTGTTTCTCTTGGCCTCATTGAATTGACAGCGACGGTGGCGACTGCAGTCATCGGGTTGGAGCAGGAGGCTGGAAGCGACAGGTCCACAGGTCTGGCCCGGGCCGGAGAGCGGAACATCGAGATCGAGATCAGTGGCTATTTCAAAACCTCAGCCACTGGAAGTGCGCCGATCGCTGGTCGTGCCTTTGACAATCCGAGTCACGACGTGGATATCACGATCGGAACATCGTCGGGCCAACGCATGAAGATCTCGATCCCTGCGCTTGAGGGACGCGTGTCGAAGCTCGAGCATCCAGAGAACGACGTTGTGATGGTAATGGTCAAGGGTCGAGCAAAGCAGTCAAGCTCGGCAGGTGATGAGTTCGTGATCACGTTCGATTGATGGTGGCCCATGGCAAAGGCTTATCGACGAAGATCCTCAAAAGGGACAGGGTCGTTTAGGATACAATTGGATATTGATCCGTCTCCGCGTGCGCTGGCGAAGCGTTTCGAATTCCTCAAAGGATTGCTTGGTGATCTCAAGCCGGCGTGGGATCGACTTACTCCACGCATGAGGGCGATTGCTACCGAGCAGTTCGATTCGAAGGGTGCATCCTCTGGAGAGAAGTGGCCAAAGCTCTCCGACACATATCGGATGCGCAAAGGGAGCAACGATCTTCTCGTGTACTCAGGCAAATTGCGCAGTCGCTTGGTCGATAAGGGTGTCCTTTCGAGGACAAAGACCACATTCAAATACGGAGTACGTGTGCCTGGAGCTCGGGCTCTATTTTTCGGGAGCAGGGCGAATAACATCAAGGCCAGGCCATTCATTACAGTGACAGACGATGTGAAGAAGGTGGCCACATTATCGGTGATGGAATATCTTGACGCGGTCATTCGTAGGTTCATTTTGCCTACGGGCCGATCGCTTGGGAACCAATTCATCAGAGGTAGGCAATGAGAAGGGTTTGTGGAGAGAAGCCAGGAACAGAGGTCGTGTTTGTCCCTGTGTCATTCGACAACAGATCTGATCCGACTCCGGTTCGAGTGAAATACAAGGTTCCTACCGAGATGGAGCGTCGTAAGTTGCTCGTGTTCGGACACTCTGTCAGTGTCCGGGTCGATGAAGACGGAAAACCGACTGGCATGACGATGGACGAACAGGGTAACGTTGACCGCGTTACCAATGCTCTATCTGAACTCGTCTTGTTCGTCGAGAACTATGAAGGCCGCGCAGGCCCAATCATCAATGGCAAAGACCTAGCGCATCATGGCGACGATCTGATGGTCAAGGAAGTCTATGAGGAGATCACCAGATCAGTCGTGTTGTCGGATGGTGAGGTAAAAAAATCAGACGGGTCGTCAGACTCTCAAGATCGGACGACCCGGCTCTACGATGGGACTGCGGAGACTGTATCTCCAGAGGGCTCGACATCAAAAGAAACTGCGATGGGAAGTCAAACACCGACTATGAGCATGTCTCCAAGTTGGGAGTGAACGGAGACAGGATTGAGATACTCAATCAATGCCCAAAGGCTTGGATGGCCTCTGTCCCGCAGGACATCATCGACGCTCTTGGCGACGCACAAGCGTTTCGACGCACTGGATCTCTGCCTTTTGGTGGAGGTATGCTCGACCAACATCCGCATTGGATTTGCATCGAACGGATCTTGTTTGAAGTCGAGGTAAGCGATGGCAAGAAAGGCAACCCAAAATATCGATCTCGCTCTCCGCGGGAAAGACTTTGGCGCCTACGCTACCCTCAGTAGGGCGAAGACTGCAACCACAAGCCTGGGTCCTGCTTTTGCCTCTGCGAATTCGTCCATGGCTGCGTTCGGTGCTGCAAGTTCGGTCATGGGAGGAAGGGTTGCTACAGCCTCATCTATGGTCAGCCAGTTCGCTGGTGTGCTCGGAAAGGGCGGTGCGTTTGGCCTTGCGATTGCCGGTGCGGCAATCGGTATCGGTGCTGTCACCAGAGGCCTGTTTGGAATCGTGACCTCAGCCGCTGATGCCGGAGATCAGATTTTCGATCTATCGCGCAGGTTTGGAATCAGCGTCGAAACTATGTCGCGTCTGAAATTCGTGGCAGACCAGAATGGCGCAAGCGCAGAACGACTTGGCAATGCGTTCAGGACGCTGAGTAGAAACGCAGTCACAGGAACAGCGCAATTCAGAAAGTGGGGACTGAGCCTACAGGATTCCAACGGCAATCTTCGGTCATCCGAGGATCTGTTCTTTGCTGCCATCAAGAGGTTGAACGAACTTGAGAACTCGAATGTGAAAACAGCTGCCGCGCAGGATTTGTTCGGAAGGTCAGGCGCAGATCTCCTCCAGGTCGTTCATCTCGGGGAGGATGGCATTCGCTCACTGATGGAGCGCGCCGACGAACTCGGCGTTACCATGGGAACGCATGCAGCTGTTTCCGCAAACCAATTCAATAACAGCCTTGGGCAACTATCCGATACGACATCGGCTCTCAAGCGTGAGGTTGGAGACGGATTGCTGCCGCAGTTTGAGTCATACATCCGAATCGCAACAGACGTTGTGAATTGGGTCAGGCAGATGCGTGGAGAGTTCTCCGGTCTGCTTAGCATCATGCAACCGTTGAAGGCTGTCTGGGACTACAACGTTGCAGTGATCGACAAGGTGGCCGATGAGCTCGGCTATACTGCGGATGTCGCATCTGATGCGGCTGCAATGGAAAAGAACCTCGAAGAGCAGCTTGATTCGACCTCTGGTGCCGTGGACAGGCAAATCACAAGGGTGAAATCCGCACGCAATGAATGGAAAGCATACAGTAGCGATATCTCTGCGGCGATTGCCGCTCAGCTTCGCGTCGAGGATGAAGCCTCGAAACGAACGCAAGATCTGTTCGCCACACATGACAAGTGGTTGAACGAATGGGCACAGAACAGCTTGGACATGAGAATCCAAAGATCGAACGAAGAGGTAGAACTCGAGGAGGCCAACACAAAGAAGCGCATCGAGAACACCAGGCTCTGGGAGGACACTCAGCGTTCGGCCGCCATGGGTGCCGCCAATGCTTTGTCGAATGGGTTCCAGCAAATGATCCTTGATTCCGACAATGCAGGGGTCCACATGATCCGCGCTGTCGTTGATGCTGCTCAGGCAGCTGTTCTGTCGTATGCGGCAAGTGCGGCGGCTGCCGCTGCGTTCTCCCAGGCAGGTATCCCGATCCTTGGCCCTGTGCTTGCAGCCACTTCGGCTGCAACAGTGTTCGGTCTGGTGAAGGGATTCCTGTCAACAATCCCTAGCTATCAGTATGGTGGCGTTGTGCCCGGGCCGAACAACGGTCGCGATGACCGGCTTGTTCTCGCCCATGGCGGCGAGGTGTACTACTCCAGAAACGAACACGACGAGATGCTTGCGTTGATGCGTGGCAAGTCCGGTGGCGGTCTCACGTTGCAGGTCAACACGGTGCTTCCTCCCGACTCGGCACAGACCACACGTCAGGTGCGCGCTATGCAGATCCACTACCGCAAATTGCAACGATTAGGGATGGCGTAATGGCTTGGTCATCTGCATCACTCGCCGCGTACGAGACAGCACAGCTTGCACTCGACAAGCCGTTGCTGGCTACGCAGGTGATCCCTGTGTCTCCTGCCTACGCCAAGTGGGTGATCCATTCGGATATTGGCTCTGGTGATATCACAACGTGGACAGATAGATCAGCTACATCATCACCTGCAAGGCGAGCATACGATGGTCGACCAGGCCTCATCACGACCACAAGCGCAACAGGAACCTACATCTGGTATTACATGCTGGATCTCGGTGCTTTGGTTGAGTTTGACTGCGCTTTCATTATCGGGCACAACGCAGGGTCTGAGAGTCTTACCGATCTCGATATACAAATCGCAGATGATAATGATTTCAGCACCAACGTGACAGAGATTGCAGATTGGAATCCTCCGGATTTCGCAGATGACAAACGATTGGCTGATCTGTCATTGGCAGGGGGGAGGATCACGGCCAGATACGTACGACTTAGATATATTGAAATTACTGGAACATTGCCATTCAAGCCTGAGCTCGGCGAGTTCATCCTCGGCCGTCGCCGACAGCTCGAGTACAAGCCGCAGAGGCCGTACGACATCTATGCTCTATCGGAAGAGTCATCGATCAAGAAAAACCCGAACGGCGTCATCAGCAAGACGGTGTACTCCCGCCGTGGTCGCGAGCTGACCGGAGATCTCTGGGTGACCGATGACACATACCTCGCCGACCTGGTGGCGTTCTACCGTCAGTGCCGCGGTCCGTTCGTGTGGGTGGAGAACCCGAGCTCGGCACCGTCGTCATGGCACTTCATGATGCGCGACGGGCCTCTGAGTATTCCGGATACCAATCCAGGCCTGCGCAATTACAGGCTGGTCGCTGACGAGCAGGGTCCTGAGTCGATGTATCTCGATGTCGAGGAGAATGGCTGATGCTTACGGTGAGCGCAGCGTGGGAGGAAGCAGTACTCAGGGCAGATGCACAGACACGTCTCCTTGTTGAGCTCTACGACGGGACCAACACCTACAAGGCCGTCAGCGGATCCATGGATCCAGGCAGTGACTTGGCGACATCCGATGTCCCCGTCGCAATATTGTCGTGGACGCAGATCGGATCTGTTCTTGACGCCTTGTCGCGAAAGATGCAGGTGAAGGCTGTAGAGCTCACCGTCCTTGACGGTTGGATACGCCCAATCGCAACGAATGTTCAGCTCGCCAGGCAGCGCGTCAGGATTTTCATCGGTGCATCTCAATTGGACGAGGCAGATTTCGTCAGTGCGTTCGTAGGCGAGATCGAAGACATCATACCTTCACCAGAGGACAAAGATGTTGCCACGATATACACAGTAGATTTGCTATCTGCCGTGTCTCGGGCAACAGTGGTGTCGTGGTGGTGGGGTCTCCACCCGGCCGAGGCTTTGCACGGGGCCGATTCAGTGCACGGTTACGTGCACAGCGTTTTGGATAGGGCTCACATACCAGCAACCAACTTCGACGATGACTCGTTTGACCCGACCGACAGCCAGTTCGCAGACATCAAGAACGTTCTGATCTCCCAAGCCATGATGAGGTACGTGAACCTCGAGCCTGGGTGGAAGAAGCCATACAAGGCGTCGTGGAGGGATGAGGTGCATTTCGGCGATGACCAGGTCGTCGACAGCCAGCTCAACATGAAAGAATCGCTTGCGCCAAAGCAAGCCTTGGACATGATCCACAATATATGCCAAATCATCTACGCGCATGTCGACTTCGACGAGACTGGTTCGTTTCGTTTGGTCAGATTCAATGCCAGCAATTCGATCGTCGATGTGTGGGATGACGAGGTCGACATCTTCCCGGGTACGTTCAAGCAACTTTCCACGGGGATGGACAATCTGATCAATCGAGTGGTGTGGAACTTCGGCCAGCCAAGAATCAAGTACCAGGTGGATGATGCCGACAGCCAATCGGACTACGCGTACCCTGGCTCTGACGAGAGGGTGGAGACATACGAAATCACAACTCCGTACCTGAACGATTGGTCGGTTCTGGCCGAGCCGCTGAATACGACAGACACGTCATTCCTCATAGGTCGAGCTGGAATAGCGTCGATCTCAGGAAACAAGTCTGGCCTCACCGTGGATTCAACGTCACCAGTGTATCTGTTCCTACGTGAGATATTTCCGGAAGAATACGATGGAGACACAGAGAGCCATGACGAGGTTGTGAAGTGCGAGGGCATGACACGGTACACCTCTGTGTTCGGAAGGATCTTCGTGTGCGAGCTCGGTGGTGGTCTCGGTGACAGGCCGGTATGGGCTGCCGAGCCGATAGATTGCCTGAATGCAGAGATGACCAGCGTGACGAGAAACTGGCCGAGCGGTTCTCCGGGCAAAGAACACCAAGGCCTCGGCGCGACATTGGCGTATGACGCAACCCTCCCAGTGATCACGTCAGAAATTATATTGAAGCGATTCAAGAATGGAGCTCCGGAGATTGAATGCGAAACTGACATCTCGAAGTTCAAGTATCAGATAGGAGACTTCATCGGACCGAAGTCCGACAGGTTCATGGCGTATGGTGAGGATGGACTTGACGGGACGAAAAAGTACGAGATCATCGGCAAAGAGGTCAGTCAGGATCTGAACAGCATCAAGTGGAAGCTGCTTGCTGTCAACGACGATTCCACCAATGCGTTTGTTGCCTCAGGTGTAAATTATGGTCGATGGAGCGACATCTACCGACAGCTTGCTCAGCAGACAATCGCTCAGGCGTACAAGAGGAGTGGCCTGGTCATCACTCAGAGTGCCGGGTTGGTGGCTCAAATAACGGCTGGAACAGCGGCCAACGGTCAGATGACTGCGACGATACCCCAAACCGATACGTACACGTGCCCAGCGAGCAAAGATATCTACGTGACTGTCGACCTTGCATCTGAGATGTTGATCTTCACTCCGGTGGCAAACGGAGCAGGGGCTCCTACCATACCGAATACAGAGGTGCTTATCGGCATCATTGTGACTGATGGATCCGGCATCACGGCGATCGACACGAGTGGAACCATCACAGTGCCGATACCTGGCGGATACCTGCGACCTGGGTCTGGTCCGCTTGCTCAGCTCAACTCATCTGGGTTCTACGATCTTGCTGGCACGCACCAAAACACACTCGCCGGATCGAACCTTGCGGCTGGGTCCGGTCCTTTGGCGCAACTCAACAGCTCCGGTCATTACAATCTTGCCGGCACGCATGTCGGATCTCTTCCCGGCTCGGACCTGGATGCCGGCTCTGGTCCGCTTGCTCAGCTCAACAGCTCAGGGCAGTATGACCTCGGCGGAACGCACCAAAACACACTTCCGGCGAACACCGGGGTCACACCGGCATCGGTAGATCACTACACCTGGGATCGGAGGATACCGAGTGGAGGTCCGGCTTTGAACGGGAACCGCTTCGGAGGCGGCAGGACGCGGGTGCCTTGATGGGAGTGGCAATGTATGGCACATTTGCATGGACACCACCAAGGAGGATCCATGCACCGCTTTCTTCTGATCGCTGTTCTTCTCGCATCGTGCGGAACGGAGTCATCCATGGCAACCAGTGATTTTCCGCCCAATGGATACGAAGTCACTGGGACCGATGTGGTTTGGGCCGATGACTTCTCGATCACGGAGGGCATCGGTACCATCTCTTCAGTCGCCGATGCAGGTGGCGGTGACATCCGCGCGCAGACTGGTGCTGCGCATGGCCTGGTCGTCGGCCAATACGTCAGGTTTCAAGGCTTCACCAACTATGATGGCGAGTACGCGATCACGGCTGTCAGTGACACCACGCACTTCGATGTCACCGCGACCTACGTGGCAACCGATACGGGTACGTTCTACACGAACTGGTGCGGCGCCGACTCCGTCCGCTTCGAGGACACGCAACCGACCGAGGATCCAACGTACAAGTACGACTCCCTGATCGAGATCGAGGAAGGGCAACCGTATCGCATGACAGCTCTGGTGCAGGTCTCATCGATAGCATCGGCGAACGGTCTCATGGCTGTCGGCGTACACTGGTACGATGCCGACGATTCATTCATGAGCACGACGAACGTGCTCTCTGGGAAGCTCGATGCTTCCGGTCAATGGCAGCGCGTTACTGGAATTATCACGGCACCAATCGGAGCTCACTTCGCTGTGCCGTACGTCTTGAAGTATTCTCAGTTCGGCACCTACTACGCGTGGCTCGATGACATCGCGATTGAGCACATGCCGATCGCGTTCTCTGCGTACAGAGACTCAACGTCGCAAAATATACCAGACAGCATGGAGACGAGAGTACAATTCGACGCGGAGGGATACGACTATGGGTCTGCGTACGATGATGCCAGCACGTTCAGATTTACGGCACCAATCCCAGGAGCATACCTGTTCACCACTCGCGTGCAGATATTCCCGTCCGGAGGAACATTCAACGGTAGCTCGACGGCGGCATTGTTTTTGTCGGTGAACGGAACGACCTACACCATGCTCGACCATCAGAGGATACCAGCCGGAGAAGCGTATCTCATGCTACAAGGGACGGAGACCGTACCGTTGGGATTCGGCGACACGGTCGAGATTACCGTCTTTCATGATGATGGAGGATCCCCTGCGATCCATGTCCAGCCGATAACATCGTCGACATACAGATCGACGTTTTCAGGAGTGCTTCTGTGACTTTGAAAAAACATCTCGAACGTCATCCACGTTTCCAAGGCACCCGCGGCCTCCGCCGTCTCGCGCAACACCTTGCCAATGGTGAGACGCCGCCGGCCGAGACCATGTTGCCGGCAACGGCGACGGTCATGGAGCACGCTGTCGCGGCGAGGATCGGACGCACGTGGCACCAGGAGAGGACCGCGTACTACCTCGCAGAGCTCGAGGCGATGCTCGACGGGAGACCGCATCGATTGAGCAAGGCGCACATGGATCGCATTGCCGACGCTGTTGGGGTGTCGAGGAATGCTCTCGTAGGAGTAGGAGGAAACAAGATGCTACGCAACGCAACGATCATCTGTGCTCTTCTCGCCGTGGCTCTTGCGTCGCAGCAAGCGTCAGCGGCAGAAGAGGTCGTTTCACTCGGCACGCTCCTTGACGACGTTGCCCTGAATTCATCGGCGAGCTCGCTGACCTTCTACATCGGGCGACGCGTCAACGACAGCAATCCGACCAGCTCGACTGACTCGAGCAGCGGTGACGCGGTGAAGGAATTCGACAAGGTTCGTCTCGAGGTGAGCTTTGATTACGGCGCGACATCGGTGGCGCTGACCCTGACATGCACTGAGGGTCAGACACGTGCCACTGCGACCGGGCGCATTCCTACGGCGACCTACGACTCGGGCACCTACACGCTTGAGTGGGCCGGCGTGGTGACATCGCCAAGCATGAGCGCAGATACCATCTACCCGATCGAGTTCAGGACGCGTCAGGCGGAGGTCATCAAGTGCGTGATATCGAGCTCCGGATCACCTGGCGCGAGCGACAAGGTCTCTGTCTCCGGATGGGTCACGAAGAGCAAGGGAGTCTGACATGTTGCGCCTGTTGTTTGCTCTGTGTCTTCTGCCTCATGTCGCGATGGCTGCGAATGAGGGCGGTGATGGTTGGCTGATCGGTGTGCGCAGTGGTCATCCAGGATCGTTGCGATTCCATCTCGACGATGATGTTGTGTGGTCGCTCGGAGCAACGCTCAGCGCGTCGGACTACTGGTGCGAGCACGACACCTCGACGACGCCAGATGAACTTGCGTGCTGGACCACGGACAGCGACGGTGGTGGCACAAACATCAAATGGCTCTCTATGCCCGACGGCACCGATGACCCTGTGTTCAGTGGCCAACTCTCCATCGGTGAAGGGACTGTCGCGTCATCTCCGGCGGATGGTGACCTGCTGATCGCCAACAATACCGGGACGCAGGGGGTTTATCTGAACACGCAAACATCAAATCGTCTGACGTTCACCAATCAGGCCGGAGGCAACCTGGAGGTTGTCGCCAACGAGGTACAGGGTAACAGCCAGTTGTCCACGTACAACGCGAACGCCAAGGTGGAGAATCAGCAATCTGGCGGGAACATGAGCTTCAAGACCGTGTCCCATAGTGGCTCTGGACCCACGGGCATCACCACAATCGAGTCAGGAGCCCAGATCAGCACAAGTGATCGAGCAAGTGGTAATACGATCATACGGACTGGCGCCACGACTACAGATGGCAACACCGGTGATGTGATCATCTACCCAGGACAGGCTGGCGCTGGCGCTGCGGACTCCGGGTCCATCCTGATGGGCGTGAATGGGGACGCGACCGGTAAGGCTCTCACGATCGATGGAGCTACCGGTGCAGTTCTGCCGAACGTCGTTGTTGGGACGGATGCTTTGGCCGAGCCTTTCGCGTGCACAGCTTCTGTGGCCGGCGCCACGGTTTACGTCGACGACACGAATGATAGCGCAGCTGCCGTCCGTTGTGTGTGCTTCGCCATTGGGGATGACGGAGCAGGTACACCTACTATGGATTGGCGCGATGCAGGTGATCCAGTTGGAACCGCGTGCTCGGCCTTCTAGCCTAGAAAAGAGGGATATCAATGAAAAAGATCTCAATTCCATTCACTGTATTCTCTCTGGCCGCCGGCCTGTCCTGGCTCGTGTATGCGGCGGTCGGAGATGTGGTTTGGATCGGAACACGAGAAATGGTTGCCGAATTGGATGGAGCGCAGAAATCTGCACTTGCTACGCTCATCAATAGCGACTGGGGGGCCGGAACGGCTGGACAACTCGACAGCGAGCAATGTCACCAGGACCTACAGCCATCGCCAGTCTGGACATGCAGGGTCGCCGCTGAGCGCACGCTCACGGATGAGGAGTATTTCGACAGGCGGATCGCTGGCGAGATCCAGCCAGGACAGGCCACTACGATCGTGACGGATTCGATGGTGGTGACTGCCGACTATTCTGCGTGGGCGCTAGATGTGTTCGGTGTTCAGCTCTCGGGGATCTACGCGTGGAAGGTATGGCGGGACGAAGACACGCCTACGACTGTGCACGCAGCGTACTGGCCGATCGAGACCGGGAGCAAGACAGAGTTTCGCGCCGCCGACAGTGCACAGCCAACGCAGGTGCTCAGGATCATCGGTGAAGTCGAGTAACATCAGCAGTCACTAATTCGCCGTCGCCCATCGGCGCGAGTGACAGTCGAGGAGTTGAGGTATGACCGTCGATGGTGACCATGGCAACGACAAGCTGTCTCTGATCCTAACGGAAGTGAGATACGCTCGAGAGGACGTGCGTGCAAACAGGGCCGCGATAGACGGTCTGCGCGGTGACATGACCGAGGAGCTGCATCGCGTCCACGATCGTGTAGACGCCAATGTCAGTAAGATCAACCGGAACAGCCAAGAGCTCGCGGCCGATCGCGCTCGCCGAGGCATCTGGAAAAAGTGGACGGCGATTGTCGGATCGGTTGTCGGCGTTTGCACGCTGGCCTACACTCTGATCAGCGCCTTGTCGAACTGAAGGAGTCACCATGTCTCTGCTGATTGCTTGCGACCCAGGACATCCGAGTTACGAAGGCGACCTTGGCGGGGGAACGTCCCCGTGTGGTCGCATCGTCGAGTGCGATTACACCATGCACATCGCCAGGATGCTGAACACGTCTCTTGCATCAGAGCATGATATCGATCTTCACTTGCTTCGATCGAGGAACGATGAGGTCGTGAGTCTCGAGGAACGCGGGAATCGTGCATCTGCCGTCAATGCAGATCTCGTGCTGTCGATCCATGTCAACAGCGCACCCAATTCTTCGTGGAGTGGTGGCATCATCTTCTATTGGCCTGGCAACGTGGTTGGATCCCAGGTCGCTGATCAGATCGCTTATTCATGGCCTGGCTCACTGCGGCGTGATCCGCCTAAGGTTGAGATGGCAGACATGCACATGTACCCAGGAGTGTGGGCGGTCTTGGGTGCGTACGAGCAGACAGCAGTCCTGGCCGAGTGCGGTTTCGCGACCAATCGTCACGACGTTGCCCTCATGGTGGAGCCGTCCGTCCAAGAGCAGATCGTTGGGGCGCTGCACCAGGGTATACGCAGGTTCAAACAGATCTCCGAGATCCATAGCCTCGAGTAGGAGTGTCAAATGGCAGAAGAGAAAAAAGTAGACATGGGAAAGTTTCAGCGTGTCGCTGCTTTCCTGTTCGGCCCAGGGATGCGCAAGGTTTCAGTGCTTGGATCGGCAATGGCGCTCGCTGAATGTGCCGGCGTGGTCGCGCTCTTCACTGGACACATGACTGAGGCAGTGTTCGTCGAGCACACCATTGGTGTCCTGCAATGGGGTGGAGGCATCTTTGCTGTAGGCAATGTGCTGGAGCATGTCTCCTCGGCGGTCAAGGCACGAATCGAGAAGCCGCAACCATGAAGCACCTGAAGTGGATCGGCATCGCTATCGGTGTCGTTCTCGTCGTGGCGCTGGGTGTGTACCTGCTCGGCGCGGAGGGTGGCGTCGGTGGTCTGCTTGCGTCTGCCGTAGCGCTGATCTTCGGCCGACGCGCGATGTCGGATGATGCACGTGACGAGCTGATCGAGATCGCCGATGATGGCCTCGAGGCTGTCGAGACGCGCACCGAGATGGAGCGAGAGGACAGAGAGCGCGATGCGGTTGCCGCCACGAGGGCGGACGCCGATGCACTCGAGGAGATGGCCAATGCTGCTGGTAACGATGATGCTCCTTGGCGCAGGCGCCGAGACTGAGGTCGATGCCCCCAATGTCCACGTCATCACCGGGGGGCTGTACGATGCTCCCCGGTTGACGCCGATGCCGTGGGGGGAGCTCCCTACCGCTGACTATCGCGATGACGGCGTGCTCCTCCCGTGGCGCCTCAATCTCGCGATGACCCGGTGGTGGGTCGCCATGGATGGTCTGCCTGATCTGTTCCAACGACAGCTCGACCGTCTCGAGCTCATCGAAGCTGCGGCGTGGTCCTCTGGCATCGAGCTCGGCGAGGCTCGGGAGCGGCACCGCAACGTGACCGAGGAGCTCTCCCGGCCGCCTGCGGTGGAGACTGGCCTACCGACCTGGCTCCGGGCGACCATGCTCAGCGTGGCCGGAATCGTCCTGGTGATCGGAGGGGCTTACATCGGCTGGCAGCTCCACCCGTAATCCAGTCAGCACGTTCATGTCATAGGATTCATGACTTCAGGAATGCATGCTGTGGCCTCGGAATGCCGCCTCTCGTCTGCGTAGAGATCATTCCGCGTGGACGCTCTGCCGAGGCCACGAAACGCGCTCAGATCGCATCACAGAGCGTGGTCTAAAAGCAGAACGATAACAAGCACTACGGGCAAATCGCGCAAACTTTGCCATGACGCAGTGCGAACTACTTGATTTCATTGTGCCTATGCAAATATTGCGCAGTCGGATCTGACGAACCACGCAAATACTTCTCGCTTCGGAGCATGCGAGCAAGTAATTTCAGCTACTTGCATTGCCACGTATGCGTGGCACATGCCATGCATATGTATTGGGCATGACACACACCATGAGGAGAGACGAGATGGCCACCACGACCTACGAGATCCGATACCCCAACGGCCGCATAGACGCCGGCTACGACACGATCGCTGATGCTGCCGCAGCGCTCCGCTCCGAGTACCCCGAGCTCGAGTACGGCCATGACGGCGACCTCGACGACCACGGCGAGCGCACACTGTGCTGGGCCTCCCTCGACGAGTCCGAAGACGACGACGGGAGCTCGGCGATCGCGTCCATCTACAGGTCCGAGCCAGACGTGTATTTCCTGCGCTAGCCCCGGGCCGTGCCTCTCGGTGACGGGAGGCATCCTCGGCACTACCGCTTGACAGGAGAGAGAGATGGGCAACGCACAGGCAGGACTCGATACCGTGGATCTCTGGGGCGAGGATGGAATCACGATCTACGTCAGCGATGACGGCGACATCGAGACGGAGCGCTGCAATATCGATGGCGAGGAGAACGAATGGACCCGCGTCATCGGACGTGAGCTTTACCCATGCTCGCTCGCAGATGCTCATTGCGCAATCCGCGATGAGTATCTGTCGCGCAATGGGGGCACACGATGACGATGCGTTGTGTTCAGTGCGGAGACCGATGCAGACTTCATCCAGCTGGTATTTGCCGCAAATGTCGTGAGCGCGCTCGACACCGCTCTCGGCACGACGCCGCGGAACGTGCCGAGCTCGAGTTGTTGCGCACACAGGATGTGCACAGTGATCGCCGACAGTATCTCGAGGTGCTGGAAAGTATCCGCTCCGCGGGTGCGACATGTATCGGCGTGCCCCCGATCAGCAGCACCATGGCGGTCGCCTGTGTGCGCTCTGTCGACGGGAGGGAAGGGTGCGATACCTACAATCCATTCAATGGGATGTGGGCGCGAGTACAGGCACTGCGCAGTGCTTGCGAGCAGGTCGGCGTGCGAACACGGAAGGGAGAAACGAGATGACCACCAAGATCAATGCCGTTACCGATGAGCAGATCATTCAACTCCGCGAAGAGGCCGAAGAGGCCTGGGACACGGAGCAGGTCCTGCTTTGCTTGCGGGCGCTCGTCCTCGGAGACGATGAAGCCCGGGCCGAGTGCGCCCGGGTCATCAGCGACGCAGAGGCGGAGTAACGATGCTGCGCTGGTTGGGCCTCGCGTTTCTGATGCTCGCTCTCTCGTGCGTAATCGCCGCACGCGTGCAGGACCGCATGTCTGTGGAGATCTCGCGACGCAATTTCGTCCACTGCGGTCGCAGCTGCGATGACTCGCCGCGAGTCGCGACGTGCATCGTGACCTGTTGGTCGCTGTACGTCGATGGTGACAGGAATGAGTGACAATCGGATCAGTATCGAGTTTTCCTCGGTCGAAAACGGACGACGCGGATATGGATGGATCCCGGCCGTCTACCTGAACGGCAGGAGTATCGGATCGACATGGTATCCACAGGGGACGAGTAAGGAGCTCGCGAGGGAACATGCAGAAGCCGATGCTCGAGAATTGGCATCGCGATACATCGGAGATTGGGATATCTCTGTGTCTGAGAGGGTCGATCAATGACAGCGAAAGAAGCACAGTCGTTGCTAGAGATGGCCGACGAGTTTCGCAGGACTGCCTTGGCGATGCGACGCGCTATCAAGAGGCGCAGTGCGCCGATCGCCACAATTCGAGAGGTCGGTGAAATCGGATTGCTCGAGTACCAGGCCGACCGTCTGTTCGAGCAGGCTCGCGAGATCGAGCGCACTCTGAGCAGAAGGCCGTGGTGGGTCCGTCTTGCCGACGTGATCGGAGGACGCAATGGTCGGGTGTGAATTCACTGTGACGGTGAGGCGTGAGGCTGGAGGGTGGTACTATTGCGCCTACATAGGGTGCAGACTTCTTGTTGAGGGATGGGTCAGGGGCTCTCGGGAAGAAGCGATGATGCACGGTATACTCGACGGCAAAGAGGCCCTCGATGAGCAACGGAAGGAGTCCGAGGAATGAACCGCATCGACAGACTCTTCACCATCCTGTGCATCGTTGGCCTGGCCTACGTGGCCATCAGCCTTCTCTCTGGGTGCTCGTACAACCCGAAGCCACTCACATGGGAGGATGGCCTGGAGCGCTGTGCGTGCTCCGGTCAGATCCAAGTGATTGACCTCGACAGCGAGATCAGTGGCGCGACATCGGCCGCCATGGACCACTGGAACGCCATCCTCGGTCGTGACTTATTCATCCGATCCGAGGCAGGCAGCACCGTAGTCGTGTATGTGGCCGACACCGATGATCCTGACACCAAAGCGCTGACAGTATTCCGCCGGACGCGTGGCCGGATTCGAGGTTGCAACAAGCTGCTCGAGATCCGCGTATCACCCGAAGCGGCGAAGCGAGATCAGCAACTCAACTCCGTGACCATAGCCCATGAGCTCGGTCATGTCCTAGGTCTCGGGCACAGCCCATACAAGGCGAGCCTGATGTACGTCCACGCATCATCGATGCCGGCTGCGGCATTCAGAATCCCTAGCCTCGAAGAAGAAGAGACCGAGCTCGTCAAGGCGATGTGGGGGCAGCCATGACGTGGGACACTTACGACGAATGGAAGACGGGCGTATACCTCGATGACGAGACAGAGGACGCTGAGGAGATTTGTGCAACCTGCGCTGAGTTGGCCGAGATGACCCACGTGTCTCCGCTCGGTGAGCGGATCTGTCGACGATGCGGAGAATCCGGCGACTGGTCCGCTGACGGAATGGATGACCCCACACCAATCGAGGAGAAACGAAATGGATCTTGAAGTAGGAGATGTCATTCAGATCGATCCAGAGAGTGATGATCGGTTCGCTGGATGTCTGATGATCGTCACTGAGCCAAAGACATGGGGTGCTCAGGGTTACGTGAGCGTCCCTAACCCAGGGTGCCCAGCGCGAGCTTTCTACAGGTGCAAAAAAGAGAATTTCGTCAGGATCGGCCACGCCGAGTGGATGGTCCAATAGGCGAAACCGGGTGCGCCCGGTCCTCGGGGCACGCTCCTACCCGAGCTGATGAGCCAGGAGCTGGAGAGACGATGCAAGACAAGATCACAGTGCTCTACGTTGACGATTACACCATACTGCTCGACTCGGTCCAGAGGCAACTCGAGTTCGCCGGGGAATACCGCGTCCTCACCACGGACAACCTCGTGGCAGCGTCGTCCATGCTCGCCGACGCGGATGTTGCGCTGCTCGACTGGGATCCGATGGGCCCTGCCATGGTCGCTGCATGTTGTGCGGCCAAGGTGCCGTTCGTGATCTACACCGGAGACATCTCTCAGGTCACATGGAGCGTTCCGGTCCATGAACAATGCGGTGTGCTTCTCAGCAAGCCAGCGACCTCGGGGCAGCTTTCTTCGTGCCTGAGGTCTGCGATGGAGCTCGTCGGCAAAGGAGGTCAGCCATGACGCAACGCAAGTTCAAAGCTGGAGACAAGGTGCGCTGGTACGTGGTTGGAGGCGAGCCATTGTGGAATTTTGCGAACATAAGGTCCATGGGTGATGATGGGCATTGGGTAGAGGGTATCGTCGATCAGTCTCGTGGTGATGGGACCTTCCTGGTTGCTGGTCGAGGCGGTGGAGGATGGTGGTGGCCTCAACCTGGCTTGGACAGTTCCCGCTACGGCGAACCCGGTTACCTTGAGTTGGTCGAGGCGGTGAAGGAGCCGAGATACAGGGTCAAGAATACTTTCGATGATAGGTCAATTCGCATCTTGGACGATGATTGCGCAGTGCGTTCTGTTTTTCCCGTGTCATGTCGCCCTGAACTCGAGGCACTTTGCGCGAAGCTGAACGAGGAGAACCAGAAATGACCGACCGCAAGTTCAAAGCTGGCGACAAGGTACGTTGGTATACCGTAGACGGAGAGCCCTTGTGGAGCTTCGATGCCATCTACGGGAAGGGCGACGATGGGCATTGGGAAGAGGGTATCGTCTCAATGCCGAATGACTATGTCTTTCTTGTCGGCGATTGGTGGTGGCCTCAACCTGACGACTCGCGTTCCCGCTACGGCGAGCCCGGCTATCTCGAGCTGATAGAGGCGATTCCGGAAAAGATGTTCAGGGTCGTGGACACTCTCGACGCCAGATCGATCTACATCGAGGACGGTGAGTGTACAGCTCTTTCTGCTTTCCCCAAATTCTATCGCCCAGAACTCGAAGCTCTCTGCAAGAAGCTGAACGAGTGGGAGGTCTGATGCTCAAGAGGTTGATTTCGCGGTTGCGCGCCTGGTGGCGAGAGATCCAAGAACCGTTCGACATCTTTGACGAGTGAAAGAAAAGGGATTAGCCGTGAGCAACATCACCGACACGATCGACCTCCTCGATGCCGGGCTCCGCGAGACATCGCAAGCACTGCAAGACCTCGCGTTCTCGTGGCGCGAGGTATCGAAGGCCGACCAAGCGGCTCCACTGACGACGATCAAAAAGACGTGGATGGCCGTGCAGGAGCGCTTGCATGACGTGGCGAAGCTCAAGCGCGAGCTCAGGCTGATGTCCGACGAGATAGAATATAGAGAGCGATACATCAGTGCCTTGGAAAAACTTTTGGCGGAGGCAACTTCATGACTGGTTCCATGATGGGCGACGCATGCATCTGTGTCGACTACGAGGGCACGTACCTCGACTACGACGAAGTGGGGGTCACTGACGAGAGCGACAAGCTGTGTTCAGAGTGTCATCGCACGATTCCGGCAGGGGCTCCACACGTTGTCCACCTGGTCATGGAAGAGGAGCCGGAGTTCGACGACGAGGGTGAACAACTCGAGGCAGATCAGTGGGAGGAGTCGCATCGAGAGTGTCTCTGTTGCTCATCTGTGCGGAGGTCGCTGTTTGAGTGCGGATGGTACATCGGCATGGTGTGGTCGATGATTCGTGACCACATGGACGAGATGATGCCGTTCGAAGAGGACGATGACGGCGACGAGTCATGGCTTGACCCGCCGACGAAACCTATTGGCCCGAACGGGTGGTGACCCATGAGAGAATTCAAAGTTGGAGACAAGGTCAAGTGGTACGAGTTTGGCGACAAGCCGTTGTGGGATTTTGATCGCCCGAACTTCGTATCAGGACCGGGCAAGTGGGTCGAGGGCGTCGTCACCTCGGCGACAGATGCTGTGTTCGACGCCGATGGCTCGTGGGAGTGGCCGCAACCGGCTCATTGTCGATCCATGTACGGCGAGCCAGGCTACCTCGAGCTGGTCGAGGCGGTTCCGGAGCCGCAGTTTTCCATTCGGACGGTAGAAGGGCTTGACCGTCTACGGATCTTTTACAAAGACGCATGCAAGCCGGAGACTGGTTTCCCAGAATACTGCCGCCCTGAGCTCGAGGCCATCTGCAAGAAGATGAACGATGGAGGCGGTGAGAAATGACCGAGAAGAAAGTCCCGACCACGGTGTACCTAACGCGCAAGCAGGCGGACGGGCTTGCTCGGCTGGCGTTCAAGACGAACGTGCCGGCTGCCGTCTACATTCGCCAAGGCGTCGATCATGTGCTGCGCCTCCACTGCACGCACGAGGTGTTGGTTGACGGCACGGTCACGTCAGGCACGAAACGCTGCGCTGAGTGCGGCGCTGTCATGCGGGAGAAGAGAACATGAGCGAACCGAAAAGAATCTGCCTCATCGACCTGTCCGGAATCTTCAGGATGCACTGGCATGCGACGGAGCACGAAGAGGTAGGCGAGGCGCACAAGAGGACCATCCGTGACGTTGTTCACTTCGGCGCAGGGTACGATCACGTCGCCGTGTGTGTCGACATGCCTCCGTACAAGAGGCGCGAGATCGATCCGCAATACAAGGCGCATCGTGACAAGGCTCCGACCGTCATGATCGAACAGCTCAAGTCTGCCATCGACTGCATCCGCGATGAGGGGTACCACGTGCTCGGGTCGGATGGGTACGAGGCGGACGACATCATCGCGACGATGTGCGAGTGGGCCGAAAAGAACGGCTATGAGACCACCGTGTACTCGTCAGACAAGGACTTGCTCCAGCTCGTCACGACGCAGACATCGGTGATCTCAGTGGCGACGCGCCAGAAGTTCGGTCAACAGGATGTCTTGGAAAAGTTCGGAGTGCACCCCGAGCTGATACCTGACATGCTCGCTCTGACCGGCGACAAGAGCGACAACGTTCCGGGTGTGAAGGGATGCGGCACGAAGACGGCGGCGAAGTGGATCAACGAGTACGGTGATCTCGCCGGCGTCCTGAGCAACGCAGACAAGCTCGGTCGGTTCGCTGAGATCGTCGAGATGTCCAAGGACCTCATCGGCCGTTCATGGAAGCTCGCGCAGCTGGCCACCGATGCTCCGATCAGACCAGAGTCCATCCTCGAGCCGATATCGCCACGACACAGAGACGCAGAGACCGAGACGGTGATTCCGGAGGTACTGCCTCCGGCGACTGTGTCGCACGTCGACGATCGCCGAGAAACCACGCAGCCGACAAAGAAGAGCACGGCATTGGTTGCGACCGACTACAGCCAGGCGCTCGAGCCACAGTCTTCGGCGCAAGCGTGGGGTCTTGCTCAGGCGTTGTTCAAGAGCCGCATGTTCGGCGACTTCCCAAATCCGGAAGCGATCCTCGGCGTGATCATGACAGGGCGCAGCTTCGGTATGGACGCTGTGTCTTCATTGCGTGGTTTCCACAGCATCAAGGGCAGAGCATCTCCGTCGTCTCAACTGCTCATCGGACTCGTGAAGCGTCACCCGGTGTGCGAATGGTTCCGGTTCGTCGATGGTGACGACAAGTCTGCGACGTGGGAAACGAAACGGCGCGATGAGCCCGAAGCGACAAGCATGACCTACACGATCGACGATGCGCGCCTGGCTGGTCTACTAGCCAACGACAACTGGAAGAAGCGTCCGAAGACGATGCTTCGTTGGCGCGCCGGAGTGGAACTCGCCCGCATCGTCTACAGTGACATCGTCAGTGGTCTCTACACAATCGAAGAAGAGGAAGAACGGAATGGGTAACGCAACAGAAGCCGAAGAATAGCGCCGGCAATGGTGCCGGCCGGGCCCGGGCGCGATGTCGTGGTGGCTGCACGCCCGGGCCCACTTCTCTGAGAGGTGTCATGACCATGAGCAAGATCGAATGGACTGACGTGACGTGGAACCCTGTCACTGGATGCACCAAAATCGCAGCCGGCTGCAACGGCTCATTGCGAAAACTTCGGTGGGGCGAGTGATGGCTCTCAAGGATTACCCCACGTCAGAGCTCCAGGCCGAGGTGATGCGACGGCAGCACAACTGCCCGTTCTGCGTCGTGATGCGGGCGGAATTGGATTCCATCGCTGGAGCACTAGGTGCAGCGCGGATGGATGACGCCGGCGGGTGGCATTACGAGGCTGTGGCTCAGCTTCTCCGAGAGCGCGACCACTACGGAAAGGCGTGCGTGGAACTAAGCCAGAACCGCGAGCCGCCCTGGCTAGAGCAGCTCTGTGCAGCCCTCGGGTGGCATGGCGGCACGGTGCACGAGGCAATCCACGCAGTGAAAAGGCTGGTGGATGCTGCCAAAGAAAGGCCAAACGGCAGCCGCATGTGGGGCGAGATGCAGAAAAAACGAGGTCAGTAGCATGGACGACAAAGATATCGATGCGGCCGTCGCCGAGCTCCACCTGAGGCGCAGGCACGCAGCTGGTCACTCGGCAGGATGCTTGTGCCAGTCGCGACCGTGGGGATCATGCAGGATGCTCAGGCTCATCGCAGGGTGGGAGATCGTGGAAAGCATTTGGAAGGAAGGAGCACGACGTGTCGAGAGCGAAGACAAAACCAAAGAAGCACATGAAGACATGGGGCTATCACGGGTCGGGAAAGATAGTCCGTGATCATCGTGGTCTTGTCGTCATGACCACGAATCACTTCGAGGGAACGATGCGAGGATTCGGATCTCGCCGTTGCAAAGGAGCTGCACGTGTCATGATCTTTGGCGGTTGTCCGGAATGCCGAGAGTACCACGCCGAGACAATCAGCGACGACGACAGAGATCGGCTCGAGCGTGAGATCGGAGCCAAGTTTTCCAGGAGAAAAGCAAGATGAATTTCGACCACGGTCCGTTTGTCTTCGCCACTGTGATCGCATCGATCATCGCCATGGTCGTCTTTCCAATCTCATGCTCTGAGATTCCGCATGTCGACTTAGGCTACAGCAATCGGCACTGCACGCTCGCCAGGCAGAGCATCGAAGGCAGCGTGGTGCAGACGTGCTATGCTGAGCCGACCGAAGGATTCGCCATGTGTCGATACCGCCTGGTGCACGTCCCGCTGGGCTGCGAGTGTCGCGAATGGCGTGTCCGTCTGACGTGCAAGGGGCAGTGGGAGAAAGTCAAACGCGTGTGCGAATGCGAGGACATCGAGGATCAGTCATGAGTACCTACCAAGTCGGCGACACGATCGAATTCGAGCTCGCGCCGGACAGATTCAACTCGCGCTGGAATGCAGGTGGTCGATACGACCGTGGAGCAACGGGTGAATGGCGAGAGGCCAAGATTGTCAGCACCAGGATGACGTCTCTCGGCGAGACCGAGCTGAAGTCCGAGACCGCGGACGGCGACGTCTATTGCTTCCGCTTGACCGATTACGCAGGCTACCCGCATCATGGGATCCGCCTGGTGCGCAAGTCGAGATCAGACGGAAAGCTCCGCCTTGTCGATCGCACCGACCCCATCGCTAAGACTCGATTCTATGCGACGACCGATCGTCTGATCGATGGAGATCGCATGGCGAAAGAACTCTTTGTTCCCTGGGAGGAGCGTAGGAAATGAGCGACAACAAACACGACGATGGCGGATTCGCGTTCCCGTGGACATCTGTTCGCGATGGTACGACTAACGAATGGTGCACCGGGATGACGCTGATCGACCGGTTCGCTGGGCAGATAGCTCGATCTGCGTATCAAATGCAGCAGGACCATGGACTATCACCACGTGAGATCGCGGAAGAGTGCTACAGGATGGCCGAAGCAATGGTCGCGGAGAAGCGTCGGCGAGAACATGGCAGCAACAACGAATCAAGAATGTCCTCGGCAGAGTCCGCAGATCGCGAGGCTGCGGCGGGCTCTCTCCCTTCCCGGTGGTGCTCTGCCGAGGACACTTCACAGGATGTTCTTGAGCGCATCAAGGTAGCGCTTCGGATTCCTGGTACCGATCGGAACTACGTTGAGTGGGCGTCTGAATGCCGAGACGCTTACGACGATTTGGATCGTGTGCGCAAGCGCATCTTTGAGATCGAGTCAAGATTGAAGAGCGCGAGAAGACTTCTCGAGATGTGGAAGGGTTGCCGAGGGAAGGACAAGTTTTATCCGTTCAGTTCAACCATCAAATGGCTCTCGGGAACGCCATGATCAAGCGACACAAGACATGGTGGGCTATTCCTTTCGATCCAAAACTCAAGATGCACATGGTCGACGTATTCGGCGCGACTGGGACGATGCAGCCTCACATCATGGCGTGCGGCGCTGTGCTCGATCACTTCGCAGTTGCGTTCTCAACGAAGGCTTGGCGTGTCAACAGGTGCTCGCACTGCGAACGGATCCGTGCGTCGCGCGAGAGGAGAGATGCTTGCGCAGGGAGAAAGCAGCTCCGCCGTCGAGCGTCCGATCGATTTGCGCTTGACAGCGGCGGCACTGGATCCGAGAGTAATGGCGGGTGTGAGCGCTGAAAGTGAGATGGATGTGAATCAATTTTCCTACCCAGGCCCCGCGTGCATTCCGTCTCACCGTGCACACACCCACGGGGCCTGGGTGGGGACTCTCATCGTCGAGGTGTCGCGTGTGGATTGAGTTGCACGACACCGCCAGAGACCACCCGAAGATTCTGAAGCTCGCCAAGGACCTCGGCGTCAGCAGGGTCACGGCGCTCGGGCACATGTGCTCGCTCTGGCTTTGGTGTCTTCGGATGTCCGCGGACGGGTGCCTCGTGTCCATGGACATCGAGGACATCGAGATCGGAGCTGGTTGGGAAGGCACTTCAGGGGCCTTTGTCGAGGCCGCAAAACGACGCGAACTCATCACAGCGAACGAGCACAACGAGCCTGTACTCAATGACTGGGAGCAGTACGCTACACACCTCAAAGCAGCGGAAAGAAAGAAAAAAGACAGAGACAGGAAGCGTGCCGAGAGGGAGAAAAAACGCTTGTCCACGGACGTCCAAGGACATCCACGGATGTCCACGAAAATCCGCACTGACCAGACCAGACCAGACCAGACCAGACCAGACCAGACCGACATTACGTGCGCGGACGTGTCCAAGGACACGATCGGACGGTCCGGCATCCTGGCCGTGTTCGACCACTACCGCACATTCCACCCGCGGGCGCACAAGAGACCGAACTCCAAGATGACGGAGTGGCGGCGCATCCGGGATCGTATGGCCGAGGGGAGCACTACCGATGATCTCTGCAAGGCCATCGACGGCATGCACAAGACGCCGCACAACCTCGGCGAGAATGACCGCAACCAGAAATACCTTGGCCTCGAGCTCTGCATGCGCAACGCAAGCCAGGTGACTCGATTCGTCGAGAACGCCGATCGCTTGTCGCCAGCCGAGCAAGCGAAACGAGAGCGCGAGGAGATGGAACGAAGGCTTCAGGAGGCAATCAGGGCCGAGGAAGAACAGGACGACGACGATGCTTGAAGCCAGCAGAGATGATTTCAAGCTGAAGCTCATCAGCCTCATGCGATCGTACCCAACGTTTCGCATGCCGGAGAAAGAACGCGATGCAACTGGCGACTCCTACTTCGATCGCCTGTCACGCTACAAGACGGCAGAGGTCACAGATGCTATTGACTGCGCCGTCGACAGCCATCCGGATCGCTTCCCCTCTGTTGGCCAACTCATCGCCATCATCCGCCGCATGTCTACCGATAGGCATGCATCGATCAGATCAGCAACGCGCACGGACATGACCGAGGCGGAGATGTCTGAAGCGAATGAGGCCAGGTCGCATCTCCCTGTCAATCCAGATCACCAATCGAGGTACATCAGCGCAGCGACGAGTGAAGCCGAGCGCATGGCACGAACATGGGAGATCGAGGACCTTTGCAGCGGAAGACATCCATGGGACGAGACTCCTCGAAACGTCGGCAAGGATAGATTCGCTTCGTTGCTGTCCATCCTCAAACCGTTCGATGAAAGGAAGATTCAGTGAGTAATATCAAGATCGAAATCGAAAAAGGTATTCCCATTCCGCAAAAAAGAGGGAGGCATGGATGGATTTCTTGTTTGATCAAAAAAATGGAAATTGGCGACAGTTTTTTCGTTACATGCGATGACAAAAAAGCGAGATCGGTTCGGACATCAGTTAGAATCAGGTCCCGCGCTCTACAGATCCCATGCACAACAAGGTCAGTCGATGGAGGAATACGCGTGTGGCGTGTGGAGTCATTCGATGAGTGAATCGACTCAGTGCGAGATCTGCGGATACTCTCCGATTCCATTCATGCTCCCAGAGCTCGAGCCTGATCTTACTTCTCTCGAGGATGGGACTGTCGTCTGCGGATTCTGCAAGTACCTCATCGAGGGAGACGAAGACGATGCCGAAGAAGAGTGACATCATCACCGTGCATGGAGGGCCGGGGAGATTCTCCATCCTCGACCACGGAGGGTTCTGCACGGTTGCGCTTCTCGGCTACACTGGCGTTGATCATCCTGTCCGTGTGATCGGATGCTACGCTTCGGAGAACGCCAAGTGGAACCTGGAACGAGCACGAGAGCGAATCAAGAAAGCAATCAAAGAGTACAAGCACCCGAACTCAGATAGACCAACCCAAGGAGGATCGACATGAATGAAGCAACCATTCGACGTGAACTGACCCCTGAAGAGCTACAGAAGCTCGGGCCGCACGCAGGTCACATTCAGAGGCAGATCGATCTGAAGCGAATCGCTCGCAAGGAGGCAATGGACTCTGCCAAGCTCGAGATCTCTGATCTCGAAGCCGAGCTTAACCAAGTGCTGAAGGAGCTGCACGACGGGTTTCGCCTCGAGCCGGCTCAAGCAGAGATGTGGGGAGACAGTCGCATCGACGATGCTCGAGAAGTCGTGCGCAAGGCGAGGGAGAAGTACGCGAGCGAGGCCGAGTCATTCGAGGACGATGTGGATGAGCAACCAGAGAGCGATCCTGTGGTCGAGAAGATGCCTGCTGATGACCTCGACTCGGAGCTGATCGACGCAGCCATAAAGCTTCGAGACAGCGGGGAACGACTCACAACGTCAGTGCTTCGTCGACGGCTGCGCATCGGAAAAGCCAAGGCTCAGAGGATTCTCGATGCGCTTCAGCACATAGACTCGATGTCGGATGTCGAGCCATGAGTGACATGGAGAGATATGAGATTCAGACATCAGACGGGCCGAAAGAAGCCTATGGTGTCATCGTCGGACCATTCGCTATACGAGATGTGTCGAGCTTTGACGGACCAAAGTTCCATGTCGACCATCTCTTCACTGGCTATGCGGTCGCCGAGTTCTGTGACGAAGATCAAGCAGCTCTGTTCTGCCTCGAAGCGAATGAGCTCGCAAACTGGGTGTTCACGGATCCGCATGGATTTTTGCCTCAGGTTGCATTCGGTCATGCCATGAATGCAGCCATGAGCCTGAAATGAAAGTCCGCATCCCGGGACAGCCAGTCGGCAAGGGTCGACATCGGTCAGCGCGCATTGGAAAGTTCGTGCGCCACTACACGCCCACCAAGACTGTGTGCTGGGAAGCGCTTGCCCTCAGCATCATGGAAGACCAGCACACTGGAATGCCGTTCGATGTCCCAGTGCGTATGCACGTTGTCGCTGTCGGGAAACGTCCGAAGCGTCTCATGCGAAAGAAAGACCCGGAGGGTCGCATGTGGCGTTGCACCAAGCCCGACGGTGATAACGTGCTCAAGGCTGTGTGTGATGCCATGGTCAAAGCAGGCATCGTCATCGACGACACGCATCTCATCGATCAGCACGTTCTCTCGGTCTATGCCGCCAAGGGTGAGCAACCATGCGTCGAGGTCGAGTGGGATTGCGTGACAGGAGGGCCTGAAGAATGAAGAGATACTCCAAAGAGAACGCATGGCTGCTTGTCATGCTCCTGGCTGTTGTGCTCGCGATGATCGCCGAGTGCAATGTTCCTATCTGGTGACCCATGAGAGTACTCGTATGTGGAAGCCGTCACTGCATCGACACGCCGATGGTGTATGACGAGCTCGACAAGATTCACGCAGAGACACCAATCACCGTGCTCATCAACGGAGCTGCAACTGGAGTCGACTCCATCGCGTCTTGCTGGGCGTATCAGAACGGAGTCACGTGCGAGAGCTATCCTTTGCAGTGGAATAGAAACAAACGCATGATCGACTTTGGTCGGCCTGATGTTGTCGTTGTATTCCCTGGTGGAGTTGGAACAGCTGACATGATCGCAAAGGCGAGAGAGGCTTGCGTGCCAGTGAGGAAGGTCCAATGAACGATGCAGACAGAAGAGGCACAGCCTACCGCATCCTCAAGACACTCGAGCAGATGGCGGAGAAGTCGTGCGCAGATGACATCAAAATCTCTTCAGTATACGTTCGAAAGGACGGCAGCGCACGTATCGCCATCGAGCAATCTCCAAGGGGCGTCAGACAACTGCTCGGAGAGGACAAGTCATGAGTACCAAGAGACGAATGAGGAGAACCACGATGCACAAGGGCGGTGTCGGTGATCCGCCAAACAAGCCGAGGCCAGCCAAACCGAAGAACAACGCTGATGCTCCTGCGGTGTTCGCCACGATCGACAGGATCGACCGCATACCTCCAGACCAGATCGTCAGCAACGTTGTCCGCATGCCATGCCCTGCGTGCAAGAAGACCATCGTTGCTCCAGTGTCGGATGGTGTTGCAGCAGGGATCAGACAGTATCGGACCGTCGGCATCATCTGCAACGCGTGCGGACAGCGGGTCATGGCTGCACGTCGGATGGTTGAGCTTGCATGATGCGATTCATCGGACCATCCATCGCCAACGTTGGAGCCATGATCATGTTCGTGACATCGGACAGTTTGGCCACGTGCATTGGTTCAGCCATGATCATGGTATGTATGTCTCTGCATCTCATTGTCGAGATGATGGAGTAGCAGATGATGTCTCCAGAAGAATATATTCAGTGGACTACACTGTATAGAATGTGCACCTCTCAAAATTATGGAAAAGGCGTCTCGCGAC